TTTCAGGTTTGACAATGACATCATTTTTTGGATTCAAGAAGTGTATAGTGACTCTGCCACATTCTTGACAATGTTTAATATCTCGTATTGGGCTATTTGGTAGTGAATAAGAGGACATTTTCCCCCTCCAGTTTTTTCATTTGATCTTGAAGTAATTTTTTATCAAATATTTTATGCTTCGCAAGTAATGACAAAGCCCTAGCTTTTGAGGCACCAGGGCTCATGCCATCAATCATGCGAATCAATATGTTTTTTTGGGTTTCGTTTGTGCTCACGGCACCTCCCTATAAACCCGTTCCTAATTGCTACTACATACCTCAAATATGTAGTCCGTTCGTACTAAAGCTTACGAATTTTATATAACATATTGTTTATTATCGCAAGAAATCTATGTAGTCTTCCTTTCTCCGGAGTAACTCGGTGTAAAGTCCATCTATCTATTGTTGGATCGTACACCATAGTTATTACTTTTCCTTTTACAATTTTGTTGTGATAAATCAAAACGGTGGTTCTCCTTTAAATTTTACAACTGGTTTACTTTGGATAAATTTTGTAGTTTTTAAACCCTTCTGGATCCAACGGTGGTCCCCAGTAGAATGAAGTGTGTTCGTCGGAAACCCCATCACTCCACGCTTGTCTAAAATGTTCATCATCCTTAATTTCGCCTTGCGAGTTACAAATTTTGCATTGCTCAATGCTTTTTTCTGTTTCCCACGATAAACTAAGGTAGCCATTACCTTTGCAATTTGGACAGATCATCACTTGCCTCCAGTTTTTTTATTTCTTTATCTACCAAAGATTCTATGTAACCACCAATTGTTTGATAATTATGTGTAGCCAAGATCTTTAATTTTTTATGTAACTCTGGTTTTATAGCAACCGTAGAGTATCTTGCTAATTTTTTATTCATCTTCTCCATGCTCCTTTGTATTCAAAAGTATCTTCTCCTTTGACAAATGTTTTACGATCATTAGCAAGCCACCCAATTACTCCATAAAATTGTGAGTTATTTATATGTCTCCATATCAAGCTAGGCTCTTTTTTTTTAAAAATATTTAAAATCATTTTAATCCTCTTCATTTTTATCTCCCAACACTATTTGACCAGCAATTGCAGCATAACCAGCCATATCAACGTAATGATCTTTAACTGCTGTTCTTGATTTAGTTCTACCTACTTTTAACAATAACATCATTATTGCTACTTCATCTGCTGTGATAGGTACACTTAAATATGCAGACCATAACTCAGCTATGTTTTTGTTATTAGATACACACTCACCATGAGTAAACTCTCGTTCACCCACAGCAGCCATTGCAGTATCTAATATTTCTTCTTTCATTGAAGTCATCATAATTTCTCCTTTTCTAGTCCATGTAACCATAACGGTTCCACATAATTTTACGCAAACGTTCCCAATAAACTCTGTCCTGGACTTCTTTCCAGTTTCGACAATCACGTTTTGCAACTTTGCTTACTTCAAAATAAGCTGCGTAAATTCTTTCTTTTAAAGTTTTCTTTACCCTACCCATGCTGTCATCATACCTCGTATGCCTCCATAATTTATTTCTATTATGTAAAGAACTGACAAAGCTATTAGGATTGTAATAAAAAGAAACCTATGAAATATTATTATTGTAACTAACAATGTTAAAACAATAACACCTAACTTTGTAATAAACATTCTTTCTCCTTTGTTTATAAATTAGGTTATATAATATATTATAACTTATTGCAACCACTCTTTTAATTTTTCACCAAGAACTTTTGAAGCCAAATTTATCTTAGATTTCAGCGCTTTTATGATGTTTTCATCTATTGTGTTTTTGGCTACTAAGTCAATGTAGGTTGCTTTTGATGTCTGACCGATCCGGTGAATACGATCTTCTGATTGCATTCTAACTTCTAAATCATAGTTATTAGAATAATAAATAATAGTATGTGATACAGTTAAGTTCAAACCATACCCACCTGTTTTAGGATTAGCTACAAGGTAATTGAGTCGGGAGCCAGGGTCCTTGAAGCGAGATAAAATATCTTCTCTATCTTGCTGCTTTGTATCACCATAAAAACTTTCACAACTATCAAAGCCATATTTTTTTCTAATGGTTTTTGTTAAGTGCTGAATGTTGTGTCGGTAGTTAGCCCAGATAATAACTTTACCATCTATCTCATCAAGAAGATCAAGTAATGTTTCTAGTCTCGGGATCTTACCTTTCTTATCATGTAAATCGACGAGCCGACCATCATCGGTCGTCATAAATCCACACGTAACCTGGTGCAATCGCATCAGTTGTGTAAGAGCAGAGAATGTTGTCATGGAGCCTTCTTTTAATTCAGCAACAGCAAACTCTTTTAATTGATAATATGCATCAAGTTGTTTGGGACTTAGTTCTACGTTTCTTGTCATGTAAACTTTTTCTGGTAGATCAAGACATTCATCTTTTAAAACACGAAAAGAAAATTTATCAATTAACTTACTAAGCTCGTCTATGTTTTTATAATCAACAATCATATTAAATTGATGTGATCCACTGATACGTCTTTTTACCATTACACAATACCTGGACTTGAAAGTCCAGAAGGAAGGTTGGTCCAGGAAGCCGGGGTCAAGAAACTCGGCCTGTGAATACAAATCGAGCGGACTCTTGGTTACGGGACTACCGGTAAGTATTCTTCTATACTTCGCAAGGTTACGAAGTTTAACAACAGCCTTGGTTCTTGCAGCTGTAGGTGTCTTGATAGTCGTAGACTCATCAATAGCAAACAAAGCATTGTAAGCTAGTAAAAATTTAGTAGCAATTTCTTTTCCTTTGGTTGTACTGAAAGCTTCGATGTTCATCAAAAATATTGTCAAGCAATCTTTTTCCTTAAACAACGAATTTAGTTCTTCCTTTTCTTTCTTTGTTGGACTAGGATTCCAGACCACAATTTTATAAAGAACATGATCCGGCATGTGTTGTTGAATTTGTTCACCCTTCCAGTTTGTATACACACCCTTCGGGGCTACTATCAACGCACCATTGATCTGGCCTTTGTCATAGAGCATCGCAATGTTATCAATCAAAACCTTAGACTTACCTGTGCCCATTTCCATAAAATAGGCAAAGCTTTCTTTGTTCCAAGAACATCCAAGTGCTTTTAACTGATGCTCAAAGGGCTCAGTCTTAAACTTATAGTTAAGTTTCATTATTTCTGTCTTTATATTTATTTGAGTTTTACATAAAAATCAACTATATGTTTATATGTAAAGGGTTTTCAGAGTTTTCTCCTTTGACCTTTACATCTTAGGCAAAAGAAACGGAGGGGAGGCATTTTAACCACGATTACTCTGTCTCCCTTTCCTCTCTAAAGGAGAAGAAAGAAATATGACTGTATACGTAGTACAAAGAGCACCAGGTAGAGATATAACATCTGCCAAAGAATATGGGGATCTAAAGAATGTTATACCATTCAAGGATCAGATAGCTTTATCCTCAATGCCAGTGGTTTTTCAGGCACAAAAAGCACTTAGAGATTTTTGTGATGATGATTACTTGCTTTTGATGGGCGACCCGAGTATAATAGGAGTGTGTTGTGCTATTGCCAGCAAACACAATAACGGAAAGTTTAAGGTCTTGAAGTGGGATCGTGAAAGTAAACACTACCTGCCGATAGAGTTTAAAGTTTAAAGGAGATGTATGAAAGAAATAGAAAAATTAATTTTAGACTCATCTAATCAAATAGATAGAGTTAGTAGTGATGATTTATCAGAGATGGGCAAACTATGTCAGGACCTGGTAACATTAAAACATGATGTCAAACAAGCTGACTTACAATTAAAAGCAAAAAAAGAAGCACTACAAGAATTACAAAATAGAATAGCAAACTTATTAAAAGATAAAAATTTATATTCATTCAAACTAATGGATGGATCGACAGTTACCTGGAAAGAAAAACTAAGAGCTAATATCAAAGCAGAGAATATTGAAAAAGCTTATGAGTTTATCAGGGGCCAGGGAGCAGGGGACTTAATTAAAAATGAAGTCTCATTGAGTTTCGGTAGAGGACAAGACGATGAAGCAAATCAATTAAAAGGTATGCTTCGTGAGAATGGTTATGTTCCTACAGAAAAAGAGGGTATTCCGTGGAATACATTAGATGCCTGGGTAAGAGAAACCATCAGCACATCTATGGAAAAGGGTGAAACTTTTCCAGAAGAACTGTTCGGTGTTTATCGTACCAATGACGTAACAATTAAAACATAAAGGAGTAAAAATGAATAAATCGTCAACAGCTACAAAATCAAATGCTCTTGCTGAAGTGTTTACTTTAGCAGAAGCAAAACAAGGAGACGGGTTATCAAACGTCAGTACAAAAGACGTAATGATACCTCGTATCAAACTACTACAAAAAATGAGTCCAGAAGTGGACGACGCAAGTCTACCAGAAGCAAAAGCTGGTATGATTTTTAATACAGCATCAAGAGAACTTGTTGCTGGAGATAAAGGTATACGTGTTGTACCTTGTGAATTTGTAAGAACTTTTGTTGAATGGGCGCCAGAGGGAACAGGTAACAAAGCACCTGTAAATGTACACCCTGCTAGCTCAAACATTATGGGTCAAACAAAAAAATCTCCAACAGATAATAAATATTATTTAGACAATGGTAATTATGTTGAAGAAACGGCAAACCATATCGTTTTATTATTAAATGATAATAATCACGTAGAGTCTAGAGGTATTCTCACAATGAAATCATCACAGCTTAAAAAGTCTCGTCAATGGAATTACATGATGATGACAGCTACGATGGAGAATGCTGGTAAAAGAATTAATCCACCCTCGTATGCGTATGTCTATACATTAGGCTCGCAGACAGAAACATCAAATCAAAATAAATATTTTGGTTGGACTGTTACTAAAGAGGGGGTCGTGCCATCTACTGACGTTTTCCAAACAGGTGAAAGCTTTGCCTTAGCTTTCCGTGATGGTGATGTCATAGCCGCTCCAGAAGGAGACGAACCGGCTAAGTTGGCTGCTCCGGAGGGCAAAGAGCACTTTTAGTCACCCGCCAGGAGATTAATACGGGAACACATTTGATCTCGTAAGGTAGTTTGGATCTGGCGGGGAAGTCCTCCTTTCGACGCCAACCTATCAAACAAATGCGGAGGGTAGACTTATTCTGCCCTCCATTATACTAAAGGAGAAAAATGGAGAAGTTTAAATTAATATTTGAAGGACTACATAGAGCTTATGGAACCTTCAAAGAAGAAGATGAAGATGAGAAAGGTAAGAAAAAGGGAAAAGCTTACATTATTAAAGCCCCCGTTACGGACGACCTCTGGCAAAATCATCTTTCTGGTAAAGCAAATTTGGGAATTATTCCTATCCGCGATGATTCTAAGTGTCGTTGGGGTTGCATTGATGTTGATTCGTATACCCTTGATCATAAAGCAATTGTACAAAAATTAAATGATTACAAGATACCACTTGTATGCTGCAGATCTAAAAGTGGTGGAGCTCATTTGTTTTTGTTTCTTAAAGATTTTGTTGAAGCAAAAAAGTTACGTAATAAATTGGTGGAGTTAGCAGGTGAACTTGGATATGCAGACTGTGAAGTCTTTCCTAAACAAATTGAAATTCGTGCTGATAGAGGTGATACCGGGAATTTTCTTAATCTACCTTACTTTAATGGTAGCGATTCTTTTCGTTATGCTTTGGATGATAATGGCAACAGCTGCACTTTGGATGAGTTCTATACTCTCGTGGAACAGAAAGCGGTTGATCCGAAAAACATTGGAAAAATTAAAGTCATTAGAAACAATGAAAAAAAATTAGAAGAAGGACCACCTTGTTTAGAAACATTAATGAACATGGGTATACCAGAAGGAGGCAGAGATAATGCCTTGTATCAATTTGCTGTTTATTCAAAGAAAGCTTATCCGGATAGTTGGAAAGATAAAGTAAATGAATTTAATTCAAAACATATGGACAGACCTCTTGGCTTTGCACAAGTTGAGAAGACTATTAAACAACATGAAAAAACAGATTACAAATATAAATGTAAAGATCAACCAATGTGTGCAGTATGTAATGCACCACTTTGTAAAGCTAGAAAATTTGGTATTGGTGATGATTATGACATACTTATTTCTGATCTTACTAAATTAGAATCTGATGAATCAATGTGGTTTTTAAATGTAGATGGTAAGAGAATGTCCTTATCAACAGAACAATTATTTGATCAACAAAAATTTAGAAGAGCTTGTATGGATTATCTAACTATACTTCCAATGGCAATGAAAGCTAATGATTGGACCATAAAAGTTAGAACTTTATTAGAAAATGCAGAGATAATACCTGCTAAAGATCACTTCGATACTACAACTTTTGGTAAGTTTGATGAACATTTTAATACATTCTTGTTTGAGCAGGGAGCAGGATTAGAGATGGAAGAGATAATAACAGGTAAATGTTACACCAAGGATAATAAAACATTTTTTAAGATGGTACATTTAGAAGATTATTTAAAAAAGAAAAGATTTACAGAAATGAAAACCATGCAAATAGTACAAAGAATTAGAGACATGGGAGGAGGATCAGACTCCGTAAAAATATTAGGCAAGACTGAAAGACTTTGGTTTGTTCCAGAAATAATAAGAGATGTAAGACCTTTAAGAACACCTAACGTATCAAATGCAGAGCCTTTTTAAAAATTTTCCGTTAGATATACAAAAGACTTCTAAAGAAGAAGTTAAAAGTTATTTTGAAAATAAAACTACAACTATTTTCGGACCACCAGGCACAGGTAAGACACACACTTTACTTGGCATAGTAGAAAAACATTTAGAACAAGGTTATAGTCCAAGTGAAATTGGTTACTTTGCCTACACAAAGAAAGCAGCACTTGAGTCAATTGATAGAGCTACTTCTAAATTTGAATATGAAGAAAAAGATTTTGAATGGTTTAGAACATTACACAGTATGGCTTTTAAACAATTAAATTTAAGTACACAAAGTGTAATGAAAGATCGACATTACAAACAATTAGGACAACTTTTACAAATAAAAGAATTTTTAAATTCTAATTCACAGATAGAAGAAAGTGGACAGAGTATGCAAAAAAATCCTTTCATGCGTATCATTGAGCTTGCACGTAACAATATGATAAATATTAATGTGCAATGGCAACGATCCTCTGAACATGTGCAAGGGGGACTCTTAGAGTTAGAAAGAATTTATGATACATATTTATCTTACAAAGAAGAGAATGACTTATATGATTTTAACGACATGTTATTGTATTTAGTCAATGAGGGATCTGTTCCCTCATTGCCAGTCATCATTATAGATGAGGCTCAAGATTTAAGTATGCTCCAATGGTGGGCTGTAATCCTTCTAGCTAAGAAGGCAAAACATATTTACATAGCTGGCGACGATGATCAAGCAATATTTAAATGGGCAGGAGCTAGACCCGATTTATTAATAAGAACACCTGGAGAGAAAAAAGTTTTAAATCAATCATTTAGAGTTCCTCAAAGAGTGTTTGAAGTTGCTGATTATGTTTCAAGTAAAATAAAAGATAGAGTATCAAAAGATTGGAAACCATCTAATTCCGAGGGAGACGTAGTGCATTATCCATCAATTGAATATGTTCCTTTTGATAAAGATGGTGAGTATTATGTTTTAGCAAGAACAAAACATGTTTTACAAAAGTGTGAAGATTATTTTAAGAGAGAAGGAATTATATACAGTAGGTATGGCAGACACAAATCTATTTCAGAAAAAGTTTTATATGCAATAAACTCATGGCATAAATTACAATCGGGTGAAACAATATCTTTAGGAGGCGCAAAGAACTTATATAATTATATTTCTTCTGGACCAGAGTATATTCAAAAAGGATATAAGACTTGGGACAAAGCATTAGAAGATGATATTATGGTTAATTATCAAAACTTATATGAAAATCACGGACTTCGTGTGCCTTTAAATTTATTGTGGCATGAAGCCTTAAACAAGATAAATGAAGATGTTGCGCTCTATGTTAGAAAGGTTGAGAGGAGAAATCAAGATATAAATGCAATGCCTAAGATAAAAATACTTACAATTCATGGATCGAAAGGTGGCGAAGCAGACAATGTTGTGCTATTATCTGAGCTATCACCAAAATCATATAGTAGTTTACTAAAAAATGGAGATGATGAGAGAAGAGTTTTTTATACAGGGATTACAAGAACAAAGAAAAATTTATTTTTGGTTAGATCCTCAAGTGATTATGAGTATTCAGAAATGTTTTTAAGACAAAATTATAGACAAAATAGGTTATGGAATGCCAACTGAAAGAAGTAAAAAATACCCTGGTGATTTAAATATCATAAGTTTAGGAGCAGGTGTACAGTCGTCAATGATGGCTCTTGCTTTTAGTAGAGGTGAATTTAAAGTTAAACCAGGAGGATCGGGTAAAATAGATTTTGCTATCTTTGCAGATACACAAAACGAAGGTGATGGTACGTATGCATGGTTAGATTATTTAGAAAAACAATTAAGTTTTCCAGTGATTCGGGTGACATGGGGCAATCTTCAAGAAGATGTAGAAAATTATATAGACAACGGTGTCTACAAAAGAGGAGCATCAATACCTTTTTTCTTGGTAGGTATGGATGGTAAGAAGGGTATAGCGAACCGAAGATGTACTTCTACTTATAAAATAGAA